AAACTCAATACCACTGCCGTAGTTTAACGAATCATAATCTTGTTTGTAGTATACGGATGTAATACCGCTTTGATGAATGAGCTTGGCACACTCTAGGCACGGAGCGTGTGTACAAAAGATCGCAGCATTATCGCAGCTTTCATTGCTTTTGGCAACCTTTGCAATAGCATTACTTTCTGCATGAAGTACTTGTGGTTTTGATTTATAGTATACGTTGGGTTCGTATTGAGACTCTTCAACTACGACATTCTCACAATCATTATCCCATCCAGTTGGCATGCCATTGTACCCAATGGAAATAATGCGATCATCCTTTACAACAATCGCACCTACCTTCAATTTGTTAGAGTGACTAAGCTGAGCAAATCTTTCAGCTACGTCCATATATGCTTGCTTAAACTTATTTTTCATCGCTACATTCACTTGCTATCTGTTCCATTGCTTCAGCACACTTGCAACACTGTGTACACATCCCAGTAATCTGCTTAATGTCATCTATATCAGTATAACTTAACATCTCTCTAATAGTACTGTCAGTTATTCCTTTACAAACACACACTATCATTACTGCTTTGCACTCTTTTTATTCTTAGAGCGTCGTGATGCTTCGAAGTTTTCAATAAAGGTGTCGATGTACTGTTGACTGTCAACATCGTTTTTAATGTGGTCGTTAAAGTCTTCACCACTATCATGATCCTGACGATCGCTTGTGTTCTCGTCAATATTCATTCGCTCTGATAACTTAAACTTAATATAAAGCTGCTTCTTCTCTTTGTCGATACGACGTAAGAAGGCAAAGTAAATAATCTGCGTGAAGTATGCAAATGGATTGTTTGACTTTTCTGGGTCAAAGTTATCAATATATTGCATGCAGTTTTCAACTCCATCGCATATCATTTCATCTCTAAAAGAATAGTTGATAAAGTTTGGTTTGTGAGAAAGCCTCGTAGCGATCTTCAAGAAGCATTCGCCAATATATCTTGGTACCTGAGGACGAGGCTTACCTTCGTCACTAGCAGATGCAACCTTCTCTCGGTATTCAATCATCGCCTTTAGAAAGTCAGGATTATTAATATAATTTGTTTTTTTCTTGCTCATAAACATACCAACCAGTTAAAACATATATTGTGGAAAATTAATTATTGTCTTCTAACTTAATCTTATAAATTTTATAATCAAACTGCTCTTCGTTGTATATCTTGACACGCTCATACAGGTGTCTTAACGTATGGTTAACGCTTTTATTATGTTGCAGATCATCTGCTATATCATACAGAGTACATACGGTCTTACTGTCACTCTTACGCAACCCTCTTCCTATAGATTGAAGATTGCGTATCCTAGACTTACTAGGAGAAGCGAAAACAACATTATGGAGGTTGCGAATGTTAATACCTGTACTAAAAGTACCGTACGATGCAATAATGATCGCATTTGATTCTTTTTCGGTAATGGCACGGATACTTTCTCTGGTATCGGCATCTGTTCCTCCAAACACAAAAAATACTTGACGACCTTTCGGTACCTTACTACTAACCAAATCATACAGCACTTTACCATGTTTTTCTACAAAGCTAAACAGCACTAAGGTATTACCTTCTAATGATAGAGTAAGATTTGATATAAAGTTGTTTCGTTTTTGATTTTGAGTAATAAAATCCATCTCATCGTGGAACTTATCACCCTTGTGTATTTTACGGGTTTGCTCATTATATTTCAACACTAATATCTTGATCTTAAGATCAGCAAGCGTATTGTTCTCTATAAGCTGCTTTGTCTTTACGAATGACTTAACCTGACCAAACAAACCTTCTAACACCAGCTTGTGTGTCTCCGTACCATCTAGCGTACCTGTGAATCCGAATCTATACTTACATTCACTTAGACGCGTCATAATAGTAGTGAGAGACTTTGCTTTGAACAAATGAGCCTCATCTCCTATCATTACATCAAACTGATCAAACCACTTCTTTGGCATCTGGTAGATTGATTGCCAAGTTGTAATAGTAATATCTTCCTCAATTACTTCTTTATCAACACCAGCACTAATCAACTTACACTCTCGTTTATACCCATAGTCTTTGAAGTCACTATACATCTGACGCACAAGCGATACAGTCGGTACAACAATTAGAGTCTTCTCATTATAGAACCTTGATAGTAGGTAGATGATAAGAGACTTACCGGATCCAGTAGGTGATAAGATCATCGATCGATTATTACGAACGCTGTGTGTGAATGCTTCTAGTTGATACTTACGAGGTTCAAAAGGTAGACCAAGTGTATGAGAAAACTCCATTGCTTCTTGAAACGAGAACTCCTCTTGCAGCTCTAAGTCAGCATTATACTCAAGATCATAATCTCTCTCATCACAGAACGCTTTAAGATACTGCAATAGACCAACATACAATCCGTTATTGCGACTATTGAACAGACGTATACGTCCATCCCACTGCCTACGTTTAAACGCTGGCATGAACTTATATCCAGGCGCAAAGAATGAGAAGAACTCATTTAGCTCCTGTGCAATTCCTCGACTACAATCGACCTTCAAATAGGTCTCATTCACTTTCTCAACAACTAACAATTCTCTATACGCCGAAGTTTGTGAGTTTTCTCCAGTCGATAGCATTCTTAATTTGGAAGCCTCTATTGTTTATACTTCTCATAATATCTTCCAATAACGAAACTACCTGCTCCTGATACACCATACGGGTAACAAGATCAATCATCTCCTGATCACCTTCAATGTACTGTTGAACGTCTGCCTTGAGTACGTGCTTCTCCCATGGCTCACGTTTAATAGATTGAAGGTCTTCAGGATTATTCAACTCACCACGATAATATTCACTTAACGTTTTGTTAAGCGTCTTGTATTGAATTTTGTACTTCTTTAATCTTAATTTCTGCTCATAGTATACTTTGAGATACTTACCGTGTAATACAGGGACGTTTAGAGATTCACGATCAAGCTCTACATCATCAATCTTAGCATCCTGTTGCCACATCTCAATAATCTGTTCAATTTTCAAGGTTTGTATCCTATCACGTGTAGATGTCTACTGGAGACTGGCTCCAATGATTTAACTTTAGTATAACCATGTTTGGTATACAACTGTACTAAAGTTTCACTATCATATCCACTTTTATGTACTGGCCATGTATCTTCGAACTGATCATTCTGCCATCCCCACAATCCAGCCTTAGCTTGTTGCAGTTCTTTATCAGTACGTCTATTGATCCACTGGTCAATATGAAAAGTAATATTTGGTACTATCATCTCACATATTGCGTTTGGTTTCAACAGTTTATACCACATAGACATAACATACTCACCTTGCTCAAAAGTAAGGTGCTCAAAGAAGTGTCTTGAGAAAATATGTTCTACCGTGTAGTGATCAACATGACGATCTAATTCCCACGCAGTACAAACAAAATCAACACCAGGTACATCTCTTATATCATTGGTAAGAAAACCTGGCTTTGTGGGTTTTGTCCCACAGCCAACTTCTATTTTCATATCTTTTCAATAACGTACTGTCTGTATCTAAATGTAACGGTTGCTGTTAAGTAATCAACATCTGTCAATGTACTGCTAAACGATAGATCGGTCAGTGCAATAGGAAACATATCTTGGAAGGTGATTCTTAGGTTTGGGTTCTGATGACTGGATAATATGACTAACGATCCGTCACTGAATTCTTTACTAGCTTTTGGAGCTACTCTTTGACGATCTCTTACTAGATTAGAATATTGATCGAAGCTCTCAGGAAAACCAAGACCTTTTAACCAGTTATGAATCTCAAGGTAGTTTTCTAAGTCTTCATTGACAAGAAAAGAAATGTCTAGCGGAGCAAACGTAAGTTTAGTTCCAGGATATGGAAGGCTAACAAATGGGTTCTCAACGTTGAACTCGCCTAATGTGAGGTTTGGCAAAGTAACATTCTGTACAAAGTAGTTGGTCTTAGGGGTACGTTCTAGTACAAACCTAAAACCTAACGGTGACAGATAGTTTTTATTATCTGGTTGATTGTCAATCGCTGCCATGGATTTACCTGTTGACTAAATTTGATAGGTCGGTATAATTGCGGTGTAGCCGCACCAATAGACTGTACTAGTATTTATCAGACAAAAAAAAGGAGGAGCCAAAGCTCCTCCCAAAGAATGGCCTTTGAGGCTCTTCTTATTACATCAGGTTTGATACAGCAACAAGTCGGTAGTAGACGTTCTTGTTGTTGAAGCTGATGGTACCGT